ATTAGGTCTACCGCTTTTGCATATCGCTGCGTCTCGTATTGTGTATGCTCCTCTGTGCGAAGCTGGTACATGTGGTGCCAGCCTAGAAGCGTACCAGTAGTAACCGTGGTGGTATACATTGATTGAGGTAGAACTGCCCTAGCCATTTCGGGAGCAACTCCTGCCGTTAGAAGTCGCTTATATTCATTATAGGCAACTTGTTGAGAGTTATCATATCGCTCTCTACAGAAATCGTTTTTGCCGAACGGCTCAGTATGCTTCGAGCCTTGTTTGATGCCCTTATCGGGTCGGGCTCGAAATGCAACTGGGCTGTAGAACTCTGGCTCGGAATCAATGTACCTTCTAGATACTTCGGACCAACTGAATCCAACTTGGTGCTTGCCCAACTGGCGAAGCACAAAGAGAGGGGCATGGATGCGAAGAGTAACATTGGGATGCCTGAAAGGCAGTACATGGCGTTCTCTCGCAAGGTAGTTAATAAGCTTTGCATCTTTCTCAAAATCAAACTCTTCATGTTGTTTATCAAATGAACATCGTGCAGCGTTTACAACAAGCAAATCACCGTCAGGAGTGTGGGATAGTAGTTCGACATACCCCTTATCTAAACAATCAATTTTCATCTAAGTAACCTATTAGCTCGTCAACATTTGTAGGAACACCATCCGCGAAGTGTACTTCTAGTCCATCACCGAAAGAGCGGCCTACCTCAGCGTCAATTTTAAGTGGTACGGCGAACTCTAGATTGAACACCTCGCGGATGGTTGGATAATTTACTAACTCATCATAGACGATCTCAAGCGTCTTTTGCACTTCTTCTTTAGGACATACTAGCTCGATACTGTCGTGAACCGTAGCGACAGCACGGGCTTGCATACCATCTAGGCGTTTCTTGAGTCCAACCAGACCACATAGAAGGATATCTGATGCAGCGGACTGGATGGTGAAGTTGAGTCCTTGACGCATAGCACGCGCTTGGACTTTGGGATCACGCGAACTCACATCGGTAAGTCTACGCTTGCGACCAAAGATCGTCTCAGCATACTTGTTCCTACGAATGAAATCATTCACGCGCTCCATGTAACGGAAGATACCGGGATACACACGCTGATAGTTCATGATAACATCCTCAGCACGCTTCATCGAGATACCCATAGTCTCACTCAGGTTGAACGCACCACCACCATAGACGATCAGGAAGGATACCATCTTGGCAATCTGTCTCTCCTCCTTCGTGATCTCTTCCTTGCGGAATAGTAGCTGCCCTGTGTAAGTGTGAAGATCGACACCAGACTTGAACGCCTTCTGCATAGCAGGTTCGTCCGCAATATGAGCTAGAACGCGGAGTTCCATCGCTGAATAGTCTACAGTAATGAACGCCCAGTCGTCTGGTGCCTTGAACATACTACGAATGTTAGTCTCCGTAGTGCGTGGAAGGGTGTGAAACGAGACGCCCATAGGTTTCTCTGCTGAATACATCGAGCAGGAGAGGCGACCAGTAGAAGTACCATCCATCTTGTAATCAACAAAAACTTTATTACACTGATTATACTCTACGGCGGCGCGAGTTCCGTTGATGTAAGTCTTGAACAACTTCTCAGACTTGCGTAGATCCAGAAGACCATCTAGGAACCTCTTGGCTCTACGAAGCTTCTCGGTATCCGCATCCTTAAGGATACGCTTCGCTACCTTCTTGCACTCTTCTCTGTTGTTCCACTTAGCCACGGGACTCTAGCTCCTCGTTCACAAATTCTAGTAGTAGTTTTAGGGTAGGGGCTGACACAGAAGGCTTCCCTTTAGGAGTCTTATCAGGTGGGTATAGGCAGAAGCCTTCTGTGTCAGTGTACAGGATCTCGATCAGATCGTTATTAGATGATAGGTTCCGAGAGGTGTTTACTTCGGGAAACTCGTAGAGATTATCCTCGTTGTTGATGTTCTGAATGTTAAGCTCACGCCCGACTCCATCCAGAGCCCCTAGATCGACCTCTAAGCCATCGAACTCCATGTCCGTGAATGCAGTCAGGGCAGGCTCAATAACGCTCTCTATGAGCGGGAGAATGCCCTCAGATTCAAGCTTCTCATGGATCAGGTCATACAGCTTGAGAGTGAAGTACGAGTCCATCGCATTTCCCTTAGCACAATCAGCAAGGGAGATGTTGGCCCAATCAAACTGGTTAGGATTATTTACTGTAAGCATTAGAACTTGGCAATCTCGTCAGCGAAGTACAGACGGACTAGATCCATCAGACTCTTGGGTAGGTTCTCGTCTACGAAGTGGTGCATGACCTTGGTGTCAGCAGGGTTCACCACCTCTACATTATAGCGTTTAAGGAACTTAAGGTCAAACTTCGCGTTGTGAAAAACCTTTTTGTTGCGAGGGTTCTGGAGAACTGTACGCAGAGCAGCTAGGACATCTTTGAGATCCAGAGTGCCCTCCTTGTGTTCCACAGGTACTACCCAGTTCTTCTCCCTACTAGAGATCGCCACCGTTAGAATCTTGTCTCGCAAAAAATTTAGACCCGTAGTCTCAATGTCACAGGCGATTGGCTCCTCGATAGTCTCTAGCGTGAGGGCCATGTCCAGCAACTCTTCACCAGTAGAGACTAGCTTGTACTCCAGCTTAGACTCACTCGCCTTGCCCAAGATAACCTTGTCAAGAGCATTCTTGATATCCACCTCGAATAGATACTTGTGTCGCGGCTCTGCAATCACCATGTAAGGGTGGTAGATAGGAACCACAATGCACTTGTGTCCTGCCTCTGTCTCGTAGTCGAACATGCTTCCACGCTTGTTCGTAATACCACTCTTCTTGATGAGCATCTTCATAGGAAGGTTGCCGCAAGCGAACACCAACTTAGGCTTCACCTTGTCAATCGTATCCATGAGATGCTCTCGACATAGCTTCATGTTGTTCGGAGACATATCGGCCTCCTTCACACTCGGACACTTGACCGAAGCTGATACCTTGTACTTGGTTGATGTACCCTCTAGGACCTCACGAAGCAGAGCTAGTTCAGGCTGACTGAACGGTGAAAATTTTCCGCGAGCAAGCTTCAATGAATCGGATAAGAAGAGGACTGGAGACTCGGAGAGAGCCTCGTAATCCATGATACTATGCTCGGGTTTGCGCTGGGAAAGGATGGAACACCCGATACACTTAGGGTTTCCCACCGCTTCGATGTCGGAATACAGAATGTCTAGCTCTTTCATGGACTATTATAGGTAATGGGAAGAAGAATACACTACATTGATAATGGCAGATTTGAGGAGCTTATCAAGTTATACGCTGCTGATAAGTCTGCCCATGAGGATGAACTCATGGGTATGTTTGATCTGTTAATATCAAACATCGCATCTGGTTTCAAGTTTACAGTTGACCATGACGATGCGAAACAGGAATGCTTCCTTCTTATTCTCAAGACCCTTCCCAACTTTACACCTGACAAGGGATCAGCATTCAACTACTTCACAACCGTCATAGTCAACAATTTACGCCTGCTCTATACTAAAGACAAGAAGTACGAGCAAAAGATTGAGAACTACATTGAGACTCACAGGCCCAAAGACTTGTAAATCATCGGAAGGTAGTCCTCCGATAGGACCTTATCCTTGTTCAGACTCACAAGGTGAGGAACCTTGGTCGTGTTGTAGATCACAAATGCGTGAGGCATTGAGAAGCTATCAACAAGATACAGAGGCTTCTGCTTCTTGTAGTCGATAAGGCGGGAGATAACTCGCTCGGAGTGCTCATCCCAGAGGGAGTAGAAGAGGATGTTCATTTTCTCACCCGTCTTCTTTTGTTGTTTAATAATTTTGTTTAGCTCGTTCTCAGTTTCGAGCTTGATAATTCTATTTTCCATCATTCTTCTTCGTCGTCGCCTTCGATGATCTCGCTATCGCCCTCTTCTTGAGCGACACCCGACAGCTTGCCGTTCTCATCAAAGGTGAACCCGGAAGCTTCATACTGCTCGCGGTTCTCTTCGATGTGCTTAACTAGGTTGCTAGTAAGCTGCTCCTCTAGGGTGCGAACACCCGCAAAGAAGATCGAGCGGACAAATTCATCAAGCGAAAGCCCCTCTGGCTTAACGCTGTTGGCGAAGCTAGTGAAAGCCTCAGTCTCTTCTTGAGACAGTTTCAAAGTTAGTTTCATTCTATTCTTACTCCGATGAGTGGTTTTGACACCCCACTTAGTAGGGTTCGGTAAGGTCTTCATACGGTCTATAATAGTCTAGATGGTTGACAAAATGAAGGACAATTTCGATTTATCTAATCTTAGGAAGAAGCCTAAGCGCAAGAACAGCAGAGCCAAGGGTGCTGCGTTCGAGAACAAGGTAGCTAAGATACTCAATGATAGATTCAATACCTCAGAATTTTCAAGAACTCCGGGATCAGGTGCGTTTGCTACTACACACAAGCTGCCTGATCATCTAAAACTTTACGGTGATCTAATCACGCCTCAGAATTTCAGATTCATTATAGAATGTAAGAAGGGGTACAACGAGCAGGGACTACATTCTTTACTGGACTATGACAGTAAGATCTGGGAATGGGTATCCACAATGGAAAGAGATGCTCACGCAGCACAAAAATCGCCAATTCTTTTAATGGCTCAGGATCGCAAGCCTATAGTATGCATCCTAGAGTTTGATAAGAGCTTGGGTGACACCTCAAACCCTTACTCGATATTACATGGAGAAAGAAAAACATACATGATGTTATACTTAGATGATCTACTTACCCAACCAGATCACTTCTTTCTCCAAGCAGTTTAGACAGCAGTTGATGTTGGTTATACAAGAACTGATGTAAAAGGTCTACCGATTCTTTTACTGCTTCTTTAATGGCATCATACTTACTAGCTCTCTTAGTAACTTCTAAGCCTGTGGAAGTTTGTACGATTGTCTCAACACGATTACCGTCCTTATCCACTACATGCATACGACCGTTGCCTGCGTCGTATACTGAATACTCACCCGATGACATTTTGGCTGCTGTGTCTGCTGCATCGTTGTTATTGGATCTACAAGTCTGTCTTCGATCACCAAGCTCTCTTCCCACTCGGAGGCACTCACCATTACTGCCACACATCATAAGATATCTGTGCGCTAGATAATCTGTCATCTCCTGATTAACTCTGTAACCATTCTTAGTCTTGCCTCCAGTGCGGGATCTTTTTAATTGATCCGTGAAGACAGCTTGGTCCAGTTCGGCCTGTACAAGATCTAAAGCATCCTGTTCTTCTGGACCGAGAGGTTTTCCTTTAGACAGCTTGGTCATGGCTGTCTTAGCAAGTCTAGCTGTTTTCTTTGCATTAGGATCTTTAGTCTTTTTTATCCAAGCATCTACCATTTCGTGACCACCCTGAACTCCTCCAGCGGTCATAAAGTTCTCTGCTTGTTTAAACCTATCCCTAGTGCTGTTCATTCTTTCTTGAACTTTTTTAGCATTTTGAGAAGCGCCTTCTCTAGCTGAGTCTAAGGTATCATTTGTATATTTAAGCATAGCCCTTTCTTGCTCTGGGGCAGCAGGGCTAAATGTACCCGAAGATCTCTTATGAGAACTTTGGCCCTTTGCCACATCACTCTGCTTACTGTCTATGGTTTTAAGTTCTATAGGAATGCTTATCGTTCCGTCAGGGTTCGGTTTAATGCTTCGTATACCTCGACCGGGACCACATGGATTTGCTCCGGGAGATCCTTCAGGAGGTTCCAAACGATCCTTACCGTCGTTATATCCTACAGTAGTGTCTACAGTATCATCTAGAGGCTGAATCTTGTCAAGGTTTGCCTCTATCTCAGCATTACTTTCAAAAGGTTTTACCCCATCGGCAGTGGATAAGGTTATGTGAGGATTAGGGTTAGACGAGTTAGGATTATCTACGAGCAGCACATCAACCTTATCTGTTGTTAGTCTACCAGTAATCTTTAGTTGCTGCTTCTCCCCTACAGGTAGTCCTTCTAAACTATCAGGCTTAAACTCATTAGTGGAATGGTGATAGAAAGAGTTGGGATGTACTTGAGGGAACTTCTCCTTTAACCCTTCAGGATCATCAACCATATTACCTGAGTAAAGAGGCTTGCGAGGCTTCTTCTTACCCTTCCCTTTGCCTTCACTAATTCCCTCCTTCACTTTGCCAGAGCAGTCTTCGTCCATGATCTTCTCAAAGTGGGAGTAAACATTCTCACAACTAGCATCATCACATTTGTATGTTACAATTACATCAGCCTTGTTTCCGTAGAATTGTGAGTCCTCTTGACCAACTGCTTTAGCTTCTACTATTTCAAGATCTCCGTGCAACTCTTTATCAAACTCTTGGTTTACTACCATGAGGACAGCTAAACCTAAACCTAATTTCTCACCACAAGCGTTTATTAAATCCTCTACTGCTGCGGGATCCATCCCTCTCTCTTTAATAAGGAATTTTTTTATGCCGTCAACCGTTCTAGCGTCATGTGCATCATCTCCAGTAGGTAAGAGTTGAGCGAGGGCAGTCTTCTGTCCCTTGGCAAACATGTTTAAGATGTCTTCGGCAGAACCGTTAGCTAATGCCTCTTGAAGAACCTTCTTAATTTGTTCTTGAGCTTTTTTAATTCCCGCTTTATCGCCAGTCTTGGTTGCTTTTTCTAGAGCCTGAATCGCTGCTGCACCAGACATAAGGTGTTCCGCAATCACACCCCTTCTCGCATACAGACTACCACCAACAGCCTCGGGTTTTGTATACTCGATTGGTTTAATGAATGGGTTAGGTTCTTCTAGCTCTGAATATAGTTTGTTACGCCTCTCAATCTCCTCTTGAATCTGATCGCACATCTTTCTGAGAGGATGCTGTGCTCTTGCTGTAGAGTCCGTTGACCAAGATACATAAATACCATCAACAAGAACGCCTCCCCTCTCATCAACAGAAAACCTACGAGAGAACTCAGCTAATTCTCTATCGGGAATTTTAGCTCTCTCTTCTGGGGACATACTTATAAACTTTTTATAAGTAAGTAATCCTGAGTTTAGCCCCTCTAATACTTCTCCCTTCTTCGCAGGATCTAAATTATCACTGGTAATTCTATTTTCAATTTCTTGAACTTGTTCTGATCTAGAAAGCTCAACTGGGCGACCATCAGCAATTCCTTGATATTGGGCTACAAGAAGTTGTGCTCGGTTCCTAGCTGCCGCGCCAGAGGATCCTCGACCTAGGTTTGGATCAACAAAAAATGGAGAACCTTCTACCGTAGAAAGGGTTGCCATAGTATTGTTGACAGCATCCATAGCCTGCTGGTTAGGATCTTGTTGTACCGCTTGAGTGCCGTCACCTCCCTCACCCCCTTCTTTAAAGTATCCAATAACTTTAGCTAATGTTCTATCATCTAAATCATCTAGGCTTGCGACAGCCTTCATAGACGCAGATTTAAAAGGCCCTCCAATAGCGGTGGTTAGTCCCGTATCACCTGCCTTCTTAACAAATGTTAGTTCATCCGAGTTCACAAGTGATTTACGCTGGTCTGGAGTAATCTCTTGAGCTTGGCTGAATGCGGCATCCGCTGCTTTCCTTGCCTCAGCATCGCCTCCATCGCCCTCCTCCTCAGCCTCAACAAGAGACATCTTGAACTTCCTCTTCTTGAGAAGGTCATAGCTTTCCAGTAATGCGTAATAATAATCCATCATTCTATTATAGGTAAAAGCCCAACCCAACGGTGAGTGCTGGGTTGGGCTTAATTAAGATTGACTTTTTTGCAGTTGAGTTAAATCAGCCTGCGAAGGTTTTGTGCTGAAGGAAATCGTAACGGAAGCCCATCTCTATGGTATGGAACTCGTTGGTTGAGTAGTTGAACTCAGCGGTCTTCCAACTGATTGGCATAAGACCCATCATGATTGTCTCAGCGATAGGACTACCTTGAGCATCTAAGTGGTAGAGGTTAGCCTTGCATTTGAAGCCGTCTTTTGGAGCAATACCACCTCCAGCAGCACCGGGAGCAGTGTTGAAGCGTCCTGTTATTGGGTTGTAAATGCTTTGGAACCATCTGTATAGGGCCTGCGAAACTTCTGCATTAGTGCCGTAGAAGTTATCAAAGGTTACAGTAAGCTCCTCTGGGCTGGCTTTACCGGGATAGAATACCTTATCGTTGACGCGATGAACTTCAATGGGTTCGATTGAGAATCCTACTTGAGAAACTTGCTTGCAAGCAAGAACTAGATCTCTTTCGTCAGCAAGGCCGTCGATGATTCCGTCAGGAATATCAGCAAAGTGTAACTCAAACTGATAAGTTCTTACAGAATCAAGCCCCTGAGAGATAAGAGGAAGACCTTCGCCTGCTTCCTTCTCTCTGAAGTTCTCAGCGTCGATATAGATTGGTGATGTTGCCATGATTAATTATTTAGTATCAGAGTGATCCGAGGTTAGCGGATTGAGAGGTGAGGTTAAGCTCGAAGATTACCATCTCGGCAGTCTTGGTAGGCTTGATTAGCACCTTGGTCCACATCTCGTTTCTGTCAACGCGAAGTGGCGTGTTAGTGGTTTCGTCACAGACAACCTTGAACTCAGTGATACCTCTGCGGCGAGCGATATCATCAAGAAGGGGGTTGACAAGACCTTCTACTCTAGCCCAAGTGAATCTATCGTTAGGCTCGAATACAAGACGCTGAGTAGAGGCAAGGATAACCTTGCGGAGGTAGATCATGAGTCTGCGGACATTGATTCTGTCTAGAGCAGAAGGATCTCTTTGAGTGGTTCTTTGGCCCCAGACAGCGATGCCTCTTTGGGGGAAGTTAACCATTGGGTTGAGAACATTACCACCACTGTACATGGTGTCTCTGTCGCCTTGGTTGAGGACAACCTCAGTCTCAAGAGGCTTGGTAAGTCTACCGCGAACGAAGCCAGCGGGAGCGAACCAAGGATCGGACACTGAATCAGTGTAGGTCATTTGACGAACAGCGAAGATAGCAGGATCGTACCAGCGATCCTTACCGTCGAACACTGAGAAGACCTTAAGCCAAGGCCAGTAGAGAGCAGCGTAGGAGCTATTGATAGCAGCAGTACGAGTCTCACTCAGACCGTTTGACCAGTCGATTGCGTCCTGTAGTCTACCGATGTTATACTTGGGAGAGAGGACAGCAAGGAAGTTCTGAGTAGTCTCAGCCTTCGTGATGAGTGCGTTCTGGATGGAGGCGATATCGCCAACACCTTCACCGGGAACTAGTGCCAGTGAGATGTTAAGGAGATCATCGTCAAGAGCCTCGATTCCAGTTCTTCCACCATCAGTTTCGACCTTACCGATTACAGCAGTGGCTACATCGCTTTCAGCAGTTGGGATACCGCTATCGCCACCAGCAAGACCGTAAGTACCTTTGATTAGCTTGACGAATCTTGGATCAACATCAGCATCGGCAGCACCATTGTACTTACCTCTTACTGTGCCAAGAGTTCCTAGGCTAGTAAGTTGTGCAGTGAAGCTTGTTAAACCATCATCAGCATCTAGATCTCCATAAGCAGCGCCGGTAACGAAAGAGCCAGTAATTAATGTTGAAGTGGCTTTGGCGACTGAAGT